CAATGCATCCAGACTGGGCGCGATCGCTTCGGGACCAATGCCAGGCTGCAGGAGTGCCGTTCTTCTTTAAGCAGTGGGGAGAGTGGGGTTTGGGTTCTCTTGGTCAAAAGATAGACCATGCATTAGTTCAAAATGATAGTTATGTAAATGTCGGACACGAACGGCCGCGGTCATTTATTGCTTTTGGATCGGCCATAATGACCCGGCAAGGCAAAGCCGCTGCCGGCAGGATCCTGGACGGGAAGGAATATCTCGGGGTGCCGAAGAATGGATGAAGGCCCGACATTCCATTGTGAATCCTATCACCTCGACATGCCGAGAGATAAGCAGCTCGTATGGTGTGCGAAGCAGTATCGCATTGGACGATTAGTTTGTATAGACTGTGAATTTGGCAAAGCGGCCGCAAAGGAGAATGCGGCGGCCGTACGGTCGTCTTTGCCGACACTGGATAAAAGAAGAATGATATCGGCAGGCTTACGAGGCCGAGAGATTGCAAAATCGAAACAACAAAACGAGGAGGGAGATATGGCGAATACCGGAGTCAAGGTGTGCGTGGATTGCGGAAAGGAATACAAGCCGGCATCTAATGTTCAGAAGAGATGTGATGATTGCAGGAAAAAACACAAGCCTGCACCCGTGAAAAGAAGACAGGCAGGCAGGCAGGCAGGGCAAAGTCTCGAAGGGCAACGGCTCGCGGTCCACCGGGGCCAGCCACGATCACGAATGCGAGGGTTGCGAGGCATTGCAGATGCAGCTTGACGATCAATCCAGGGCCGAGAAGATCATGGTTGCTATGGACATCGTGCCGGCAGAGAAGTTCGAACTGGCCCGAAAGCTCGTGCGACAACTTTCCAGCTAAATAAATTTGGGATAAAATGAGCAAGGTCATATTGTCAGAGTCATCTGTGGAATGGTATCACGCGGACCTGATTCAGGAACCGTTGAAGGGGAAGGACATAGGTGATCCGGTTGTTCTCGTTCGCAGGAGATTTTCTGACATATTAGGCTCTCGAGACGAGCAATTAATTGCCCTCCCTGGAGGTCCGGTTATAAGCTTATTTACAGGATGCGGAGGAATGGATATCGGCGTAGAGCAGGCCGGTTTTTGTACTGTCGTGCAGCATGAATGGGACCACGCGGCATGCCTGACATTAATCGCGAATCGTCCGGATTTTTTCTCACATTCTGCTTTGATCCAGGGAGATCTTAAAAAGACACCGACTTCTATGCTGCTCCGCGAAGCCGGCCTTCGAGTGGGAGAGGCCTATATTGTAACCGGAGGTCCGCCTTGCCAGGGGTTTTCTACATCAAACTCAAATTCTCATAAAAATAAATATGACGCGCGGAATGATCTTGTATTCGAATATCTTCGTGTGGTCAGAGAATCACAGCCAAAGTTCTTTGTGTTTGAGAACGTCCCTGGATTTGTTTCGTTCAATGGGCACGAATACCTGAAGGCCTTTTTGAAAACTGCTTACGATTGCTATTATGAACTGGTATATGGTTTGTTGAACGCTGTTGAGTATGGGGTCCCTCAGCATCGCGTCCGATTTATATGCATGGGAACGAGGCGCGATCTATTCGAGATAGAAAACACGATCGCGGCAATGCCTAATCCACAACACTTTTCTCCGCGAGATCTTGACCGTCTCAATATACTGGAGACTCCTCTTGGGTTATTCCAACAAGAGCATGACAGCCTGACGCGGGCCCCTGGGATACGATACTTCTCGGATCGGCCGCTATTAATTCCGCCCAGCCCGACCAATGGTCAGGATCGCTCAAAAACTTTTATGAATTTTTATGACAAACTGGAACGTGAAGAACCGGACAGGATTGTGAGGGATTTGAAATGATGCACATCTCTTTCGGCTGGACGTCGCCGGCTGTCAAGGCACGGTACAAGGATACGACCCGGCGTGACTGGAAGGACAGCCACGCAAAGAAGTTCAAGCCAGGCGATTTGGTGAATGCATACGACAAGGACCCACGATACGGCGGGGTATGCTTCGGTATCATCCGGATCAAGTCACTTTTTAAAGAGCCTATTGCGGACATGCCGGACAGCGATTATGAACGCGAGGGGTTCGCGTTCCTTTTCCAAAACCCGCACCTGGTCCCGAAGTCCATGCCGATCGACGTTTCTCCCGAGGGTTTTAACGCCTGGCGCGACAGCGGAGAGACATACTATACTGTCCGGTTCGAGATCGTGGAGTTATATCAGAGATTGGAGGCGGCATGAAATCAAAAGCCTACGATAACACATCTACCCCGGTGGCGGGCAGCCAGGAGGCGATCCGGAGGATCCTTTCCAAGTACGGCGCCGACGGCGTGCAGTTTTACGAGGATTGGAAGCAAAAAAGAATATTGGTCCGGTTCCTCTATTCGGTACGGGAAATCCAGTATTCAGTTTTGTTCAGTATCCCGATTCGGGATGCGAATATGGAGACGCCGACCGGCAGGCCGCGCAAATCCTCGCAGATTGAAATCCTGCAGGCCCAGGCGCACCGGGGGATCTGGCGCGCGGTGTTCTGGGCGATCAAGAGCCGCATGGAGGCTGTGGAGTTCGGCATCGAGACCTTTCAGGAAGCATTCATGTCTCATTTTGAAATTCCGGGTACAGACAAGACCATAGGCGACGTCGTCCTGCCGCAGTTTGAAAGCGGGAAATTCAGGCTCCTGCCGGCGGGGAAGGGATAGAAGGAGGAGTTAATATGGGAAGAGTGCATTTTGAACCTCCAGGCGTGGATTTTGAACTGCCAATTGGGACTAAATGTATTAATCTTTATAAAAAAGTGCCACCATATATGCGTTCCCAAAATGGGTACGGATACCCGGGAATTTTATTGGAGAAAGATGGGAAAATCCAATGTCATATTTGTGGAGAATGGTTTGAGCAGTTGGCTCCTCACGTTTTTCCTATTCATAAAATCAATATACCGGAATATAAAAAAAGGTTTGGTTTTCGCAAAAAAGATGCACTTATTAATTCAAAATTAAAAGAAATACGCAAAAAGATAGGTATATGTTGTTCAAAATATATTAGGAAAATAGGCTCGGAAAACTATGGTCATCGTCAAAATCATAGTTATCTCACAAAAAGTTTACCCATTGATTTTGTTGCCGACGAAATAATTTTTAGATCGAAAAAACCAATGGCATCATTGATTGAAGAAGGATTGTGTCCTGCTCAGAGAGATGGACGATTTGATGTGATTGCAAAATTAAAAAAACAACCGACAGAATATGATGTTGAACAAGAAGATATGCCTCTCTTATCACAAATTTTAAAAGATTACGGTTCTTTTGAAAAGTATATTAAATTTCGTAAAACCGAACGTAAATATCAATACAAAAAGGCTTGGGACAAAGCACGGAGGGAAAAATCAGAGTCTCTTGTTTCTATGGAAGACCTTAGGTTGGCCGCTAAAAAAATGGATGATTATTTTATGATTGCGAGTATTCGAAATTTATACAAAACAAAAGGCCGAGTAACTATACAAGATTTTGACGTATATCCATCACATGAAACAGTTTGTAAAAGGTTTGGTAATTTAGAAAATGCTTTACGTGAATCCGGAATTGATCCAGCAACATGGACAATGGTGGGATGAATGTCCGACTTCGAGCGCGTAAAAGAAAAAATCGACCTTCTGGATTTTATCAACTCCGAGACGTCCGGAAGCCTGAAGGACCGCAGGCCCGGGTCTTGCCCGCTCTGCAAACACAATGATTGCTTCAACGTGGACCGCGACAAGGGTCTCTGGAAGTGTCATTCCTGCGGCGAGGGTGGGGACATGATCACGTTCCTGGAGAAGAACAAAAACCTCGATAAGGGCGCGGCGCTGAAGTATGCGGCAGAAATAGCCGGCATTACGCTCGAGCAGAGGCCTGCCGTCGACGCGAAACTCGATTCTCGTGAACGGCGGGAGAGCCTTCAGGAGAAGATCTACCGATTGGCCGCGGATTATTATCATGCGGCCGCTGCTGTAGATAATTCTCCGGCAAAGGCCTGGTTCTGCAAAAAGCGCGGGCACCGGCCCGAGACGTTCCTCTCCATGCGCGTGGGCTGGTCCACGGACGGACTGGTGAAATATCTGGAAGAGCAGGGCATCAAACCCGAGGACGTCCTACGCTACGGCCTGGGCAAGAACAAAGACAAGGACGGCAACGAGGTCCCGATCAAGGATTATTTTTGGCAGGGTCTCGCGTTGTTCCCGGTTTTCGATTCCGAAGGGACCGTCATCAACATCAAATCCAAGGACCCGGATAAAAAATATCCGGGAGTGCCGATTGCCGACGTTAAGAAGACATGGTTCCTGCACAACGAGGTCCTGGGCAAGCACCAGGACCTGTTTGTTGTTGAGGGCGAGAACGACGTGGCCAGCCTGCTGGATGCGGGATGTGAGAACGTCCTGGGCACCGCCGGCGCGCCCGGGAAAGACCAGGCCCTGGAGCTTCGGAAGTTTTGCTCGAACAAGACGGTGTATCTCTGGTTCGACCGGGACAAGCAGCCGGCGTTCGATCGCACGAAGCTGGACGGCAACGGCGGCGCGCATCATATACGGTTTTTATACCGGCAACTGTCGGACAGCAGCGTGAAGGTGCGTATCATTGTCCACCCGGGCGCAGGCAAGGATCCCGATGATTTTATCCAGATGCTTTTTCGGGCCGGGAAGACTCCCCAGGAAGCGCGCCAGGCTGTCAAGGACCTCAAGAATACCGCCGTAGAGCCGTTGACCTGGGAGCTGGACCAACTGAAGGACTACGACGAGTCCAGGGAACGCCTCGAGGCATTCAAGCTCCGTAAGCTGCCGCAGGCGATCACGGCCATGGCGTCCTCTGCCGATCAGGAGGTGGCGATCGACACGGCCGCGAAAGCCGTGGGCATATCGATCAAGGCGATCGAGGAGTTGGTGGCTAATTCCGCCGATCTCTATCCGCTTCTGTCCGATGCATTCAAGGGCAAGATCAAGGAGGCCGATCCGTTGCACCTGGCTGAGTTTATTTTCCGCTGGTTCGGGAACGGCAGAGGCGCCCGGTTTTTCAAGACCCGAGACATGAAATTCCATCTGTTCTACCAGCGGAGCATTTATGAGATCGGGAACAATCCGAACTTCAACACACTGATGCAGAAGCTCACGCGCCTGGCAGCGGTGGAACGCCCAGGAAGCACGGTCTGGTACTTCCTGACGAACCTGTGCAACATGCACGGCGAGGTTGTGGACCTTATGTCCTGGATCTATACTGATCGCGCCAGCGATACCATTTACGCGAATCTCAATAGTTCCCACAACAAGATACTCCGGCTCGAGCCGGGCAAGGACCCCGTGGTGGTCGACAATGGCACAAACGAGCAATCCGTGCTCCTTACCTCCAGCAACCAAATAAGACAATTCGAATATTTACACGACACCAGCGAAGCCGAAGGCTTTCGCGCGCTAAAATCGCTTTTGATGGATACCTTGCCGGCCGAGGGGCCGCAGAAATATTTCTATGCGTGTTGGATCATCTCCGTTTTCCTCATGAATTTTCAGACCGACCGGGGGTTGATGCAGATCATCGCGGGCACACAGATCGGCAAGTCAAAGGCCGCGGAGCGCGCGTCTCAACTGATCTACGGCGAGAGTTACGTGGGCAAAGGGACCGGCGCCGCGGAGACCCGGGTCGCGATCCAAAATCCGCTGATCTTTCTCGACAACGTGGAAAACAAAAACCTGCTCCAGGGCACGATCGACTTTCTTCTTTTCGTTGCGAACAGCGCGCAACGGCCGAAGGCGAAAGCCGGGTCCGATACGGAAGTGCTTTATCAACGGCTGAATAGTTTTGCGATGATCACGTCGATCGAGGCGTTCCCCGGCCGGCTGCCGGAGCTGATCAACCGAACATTTCCACTGATCCTCGAGAAACAATATCGTCAGCACGGTTATATGCATGACGAGTGCATGGGCGAGATCTTGAAAAAGAGGAATGTCATTCTTTCGGCGATCTTCAAGATGATCACGCGAAACGTGCTGCCGCGGCTCGCGGAGCGGAAGGATTGGTCGAAGCATCTGCAGACCGTGCACCCAGGGCACAATAAAGAGCGGAACAACGAGCACATCTGCACCATGCTGCTGATCCTGGAAGGCCTGCTCGAATATATCCCCTACACAAAAAACGAAACGCCGATCAAGAAGCAAGCGGCCGAGCTGCTCGATAAATGGATTACCTACCAGGAGGAGCAGGCCCGGGAGACGGCGCTTACGTCGAACACGCTGCTTTCGAAGATGGACGGCCTGGCCAGGGAGATCTGGGTCAAGATGCGCGGCCGGGACAACCTGGATTATCAGGTCCATTCGGAATTTAAGGATGTGAAGGTGAAGGTCTACGACGATCCCGAATACGTCGAGACGTTCTACCTGACCGAGCCGAAGGAAGAGTTCAGCGAGGAGACGGATGAATTTAAGGAGCTCTACCAGCGGCTCGAGCTTATCATCCCGGCGCCGAGGTTGCAGACGCTGTTGACCCGGTACTGTGCCTCGATGCACGAGCGCACGCCGTTTGAAACCGCCACGGCCCTGGCCGCGCGGATCCGCGACGGCAAGCAGGTTATGGAGGCGGGCGGCTGGGAGTATATCACCCGGGGAGACAACGAAGGCCTGAACCAGTACAAAAAAGTGCACGGGATCAGGTATTGGAGGTTCTCTAAACGGCTGAGAGTCGGCGGCTAATTTTTTTTATTCTGAGAGGTTCAATTATATAGGGGAGCATTTTTAGGAATGATGTGCCCATGTGCCCCCTAATTTAAAATAATATTTAATTATCAATTAGTTAAGTGTTAAAAAAGTGGGGGCACATATGGGGGCACATTGGGGGCACATGGGGGCACATTGGGGGCACATAACGATAGTGTCGGTTTATGTGCCCCCTTTAAAAATATTAAGTTTATCAAGTGATTAAGTCGTCAGGGGGCACATGGGCACATGGGCACATGGGCACATTAAAAATGCTCGGGTAAAAAGGAAAGGGGGAAAAAACAGGATATATGCTACTTTTGGAGTACATTCACTGGCTTGAGCGCAACCAGGCAGCCGAAAAGACGATAAAAAACTATTCGAACAAGGTACGCATCTTCGTTGAATGGCTGGAACCGCAGAATATCGGCGTGCCCGAAGTGCACCCAGATCTCGTGTTCACGTTTCACAATCATCTGATGATCGATCGAAAACAGAAGCCTGCAACCAGGACGACGTATCTGCGGGCGCTGCGAAGTTATGGAGATTTCCTGATCACGCAGGCGATATTCAAAGAAAACCCTTTCCGAGCGGTGGCCATGCCGAAGATCCACAAGGTGCCCCCGGACCAGCTCGATGAGGAAGAGATAGCCAAGATCATGAATGCGGCGTTCGAGAAAAAAAACGAAAAGGGCATGCGGGACCTGGCGATCATCGCGGTTCTCGCCGGCACAGCCTGCAGAGTGAGCGCGTTGATCGGGATGAAAATCACGGACTTTAGGCCCACGGTAGAAACGGTTCCGGAGAACTGTCAGCATTGCGGGCAATACATCACGTCCGGAAGACTCGCCGGCCGCGGCAAGAAGGTGAAGATGACGATGGTGCGGATCCGCGAGAAGGGCGGGAAAGAATGGGACGTGATTGTACCGGAGAAGGCAGCGTTTTATTTACAGCAGTATTTGAGCGCCAGAAAAATTGGAGTTAATTCAGACATTGTGTTCCCGACCGTGCGCAACAAAGAGGTCAGGGCGATCAGCAGGCATGGTGTGCTCACCATGGTGAAGGTCCTGTCCAGGAAGGCCGGGCTTACAAGGAAGATATCGCCGCATTCATTCAGGCATGCAGCCATTACCTGGTGGCTGGATATCGGCATCGATCCTGAAGTAGTGCAGCGATGGGTCGGACATCGAGCGTTGTCACAGACGATGGAGTATCGCAATAAATCAATCCGATCGTTTGTCTGGAGCGGAATTGCGATGGATCGGAACCTGTTAAATCATGTGCATACGCCGATGGACATCATATTTAAAAAGATGAATGGATAGGGCTGCGTGCGTACTCTGTGGGTTGGAAGGTCGAAAATAATCCTATCGACCAAATAAACCTTGACCTTGGATTCCTCGAGGCTATGATTGATCTTTTTGATCGAATGAGCATTACAGTTGGAGAAATTGATATTAAGAGTAACACGGTGGCTTCGATGTGCTTTGAAGCAAATCATAAGTTGGAAAGCATCCGGAAGCAGTTGGATAAAATTAATAACTCGCCAGCTGCATTTTCCGGTCGCCGCTAAAGGCAGTAAAAGGACCAACACCGCCGTGAGGGACGATGCTCTTTTGTCTCTCTCGACGGTTGTAATTATCATTAACAATAAATGTGTTTCATTCGGAGGACATATGGCCATAATCGGCGATGAGCATGATAATTCCGATCAGAAAGGCGAGCATGGATATTTCGTTGTGGATAGGGCGCGTACTCCAGAAAAATACCGGCAGACAATTTATCTATTTATGGATATGAAACAGATGCGGGAACTTCTCGAGCATTTATCGGCACAAGTAATGAAACCAGGGCCGCATGATACGGTGACACCACGTCTATTAAAAATCTTTACGGGGATGAGCTAAAGGCCATGAATGCTTTTTACCAATTCACAGACTATGGAGTATCGAAACAAATCTATTCGAGCGTTCGCGTATAGCGGGATTGCCATGGACCGAAATCTATTAGAGCACATACATACTCCGATGGATATGCTCTTCAATAAGATGTGTCAATAGAATTTCTCAGCGTATTCGGTGGTTTAGTTAGTTATTCATAAAGTTATTAGTCTTGTTTATTCATCTGTTCATGCGCTTATCAACAGTAAATAAGTTTTGAATCCTTGATCAAATACGATAGAGTATTGAATTATAAAAGTAAAAGTTATAGACAAAGGGGAACGGTTGTGTATCTATGAGAAATTGCAAAGGGTACCCCCTCTTCACCTGGGGGGTGGGTTCGTTTGTAAGTTGGGTATGTTTAGGTTTGAATTGAGTTTTTAGAGGGCAGGGATGGGTCGAGAAGATGATGGGTTGCGGATTGATACCTGGGCTGAGATTGAAGAACTGATTGCCCGCGAGGCCGAGAATAAGTTCGCGGCGCAGATGCTCGATGTCGATCGTGCCCGTTCATATGCTCTTGAATTTGCCGCGACCACCGTCCGCACGATCTGTTCGATCCTCGGAGGGCAAACCGTTTATGTTCCATATCTCGCGCGGCACCATCGTGAAGAACGAGATAGGCAGATTTGCATGAACTTTCACGGCGTGTGTAAGGACTCGGCGCGCGAGGTCGGGTTATCGGTCAGGCAGACCCGCAGAATCGTGGGGAAAAAAGTGACATCTTCATCTTAAAATGTCCTCGACAATTTGATATTAGTACGCCATCAGCTTAATCAGGCTGGTGGCGTTTTTGTTTTCGCCGCCAGCCGCAACGAGGTGCGGTGGCCGAGACAAAGCCCGTTATCCCCCTGAAGCGCTCTCAATTCGTCTGTCCGAAATGCCCCGGGCAGGATGGACAGAGCGCTTTTTTCTTTTTCGCGGCCCTGGAGCAGATGCGGCAAAACGACACGGGAGAGTATGTGGCCGACTGCCCGGAGTGCGGCGTTGAATGCGCGGAACTCTGGTACATGGCGAATGTGCGGAATTGGCAGGGCAAGCAGGCTGGTCCCGTTACCGAAGCCGGGAAGAACAAGGTCCGCGGGAATGCATTCCGTACCGGCTCGTCTTATTTCTCCGGCGCTATCCCCAAAACACTTCCGCCGGCGAAACCCGGAAAGTATCCCGAATGCGATGACTGCCAGGACCTCGATGAATGTACGCAGTCAGTAGCCGACGCCATGGGGACCTGCCGTTCTATTTTCTGTCACCGAAGAACGGAAATTTATACAAAATATCGTGAAGCTCACATATCCGGCGACCCTGAATCGTTGCGCCTGACTGCCGCGGAGGTCCACGCGCGCATGCATATGGTGTTGAACTCCTGCTTCAAGGCCATCTTTGACAACGGCGTGTTCATCGAGAGCCTGATAGTGTCCGACGGCAGGGTCGTGAAAATGAAGGACTATAAAGGCAACGACGTCAACCTTCTCGAGAAGAAGATCAACCCCGCGATCAATGAATCGATCAAGATCCTCGAGAAGATGGGCTTCTCACTCGCCGACTGGACGCTGACGCCGAAGAGCAAGGAAGCCAAGGCTGCCCTCGAGGGTTATCTCGTTGGCCGCGCAACAGAGAAGGGCCAGACCATGGATGAGTTCCTCGCAAAACACAATGCCGACATGAAGGCGTTCCATTCGGCCCTCGCGCGCGGCAACGAGCTGGTAAAGAACGATCCGATGTTGATCGAAGCACTTCAGGAGGAGAAAGAACCCGGTGCATGACGCGCGCAACGATACCCGACATACAGGTCCGCAACCGGGCCGAGGAAGAGATACAGCGCGATGCCGCGTCGGACCTCCTGTGGCTGAAGCACGTTTGCAATATCACCGCGCGGCCGCAACAGCTCATGTACATGGCGCAGATGGACGAACATCCGTTCATCTCGATCGTGGCCATGCAACGGACCGGGAAATCGAAGGCCGCCCAGTTCAAAAATTGCAAGTGGGCCGCGTGCAATCCGAAAGAGGACCTTCGCTATTTCGCGCCCACGGTCTACCAGGCGCGGAAAAACCTCAAAGAGACCATCGATTTGATCCTGCAATCCCCGATCCTGCTCGCATATATCGAGACGCGGCTCGGCCGGCGCCAGATCTCGGCCACGAATTTCTCATTTTTAAACGGATCGAACGGCGAGGCCTTTGGGCAGGACTCGAAACTGGACGGCGTGAACGCGACGATCGAGCACCTGGACGAGTTCGACGACATGGACCTCGAGATCGTCAAGAACCGCATCTGGCCGCGCGGCTCCGGTCAGAACGAGAACGGCCAGCCCACGCGCGTGGAGATCACCGGGACCATCCAGGAAGAACAGGGGAACCTTCACGCTATTTCTTTGGACCCGAGTTTTTTCAAGCCGCCGATGTTCACGATCTACCACGCGCGCGAGGCGGGGTTGATCGACCAGGCTTTTTTCACTCTTCTACAGGAACAGCTCACGCCGGACGAGTGGCTGCGGATCGCGCTCTGCATGTACAAAGGCGGCCGGCAGTTCTTTCCGCAGAAGGCGCTGCGCAAAATGCAGATCAAGGGAGCGGAGATGCTGTGCTCGGTTGTAGATCCGGAACTCGGCAAGGAATACAAGACCGAGGGAGAAATATCCTTCGGTCTGGACATGGGGGCCCAGGGTACGCAATCCACGAGCTCAAAATATTCTCTCGCGGTGACGGAACAGGTCGGCCTCTGGAAGCGGTGGATATTCGGCAGGGAATGGGCCCCGACCACGGACCCGAAGATCATCAAGCGGGACGTGATCGAGCTTTGGTCATACTTCCGTCCGATCGGTGGGTTCGGGGACGCCTTCGACGCGAACATCATCGCGGACATCAACGACAAACTGTACGAGCAAGGGCTCACGAGCTATTCGCGGCAACGCGAGGGCACGGAAGAAAACACCCAGGCCAACTGGGACAAGTGGCCGCTGCAACCGATACGATTCACCGGCTATCAGAAGCACTGGATGCTCAAAACGCTCCGGGACGACATCATCGAATCGCGTTTTTATGCGCCGATGCTGGACGTGGAAGCGGACGATCGCTGGGACCCATCGAAAGCAAAAAATTACCTGGACCCGGCTATTGGAGAAAAGGCGCTCATCAAATTCCTGGTGCAATGCAAAAACATGCGGGCCGAGCGCGCGCCCGGGGGCCAGTATTATCTCTACAGCATGATCAAGCCGCGGCTGGGTGACGACAACGTGGACAGCGCGGCCATGGCGAACGCCTTCCTGACGACCGGGAAGGGAAGCATAGGCGGGCCGATCGAGCATGTAAGCAGCGGGAAGAAGTTGGAGACAGCAGAAAAAATGATCTGGTAGCAGGAGGGGCTTATGAAACATGGTGAAATAATCACGGTAACCCTTGTGCCCGGAGAAACACTTGCGATCACGACGGACGTTTCGGCAACAGCTTCGGTGATCAGATTGCCCGATACGCCCGGGGGCGCGTCGCCGGGGATTATTTATGCGGTCCCCGCAAGCACGACAAAGAGGATCGGTCCCTTTGGGATCCAAACGAGATATTCAATCACCGCATCCAACGGCACGGTGACCTATTCGACGGGCAGGATCGAGTCCGGGCAGAACAGCACGGGCAGCATCATAAAAATCGCCACGACAAACGGTACCACACCCGTTCTGGTATTCGATGCCGCGGGGGCCCCCGCGGCATATACCATCAAGTCGATCGAAGTCATCGCCCTGGATCCTACCGCCGGGAATATTATCGCGAAAAACGCCGGCAGTACCGTTACAACGATTGCGAAAGGCACCACGGCAGGAGTCCCGACCGGAATGTCCTCACTCAGCAATACTGCGATAGCAGCGGGCGCATCGCTGACCGTTGAAAGTTCATCCGCCGGCAATGCCACGATCATAATCATTCTTGATCCGGCATAAGTGGGTGGGAGCCAGAATTTGGTAAAGGCAAAAAAGAAGATGATGGTTGCTACCACAAAAATGGCAGAGACCAAAACCAAGCGCACGCCGCCCAAACCCGGCGCCGAGGTTGCCGCCGTCCTTAATCCCCTGAACCCCTTCGCGAACTGGACCGGCAGGTTCGAATGGCTCCGCGCATACAACCCCGATGAACTCGTGCGGGACAAAGGCCGCGGACTCAAGATCTACCAGGAGATGACGCGCGAACCTTTTGTAAAAGCATCATTGCAGCAAAAGGTCACATCCTTATTGGCCGTACCCTGGGATGTAAAGCCGGCGTCCGCTGACGCGGACCACCTTATCCATGCCGACTTTGTCAAGTGGAACCTGAAAAATCTTCGGGGCGGGTTTGCACGCGATATCTGGGAAATGTGCGACGCCCTGGTCACCGGGTTTTCCCTGCTCGAAAAAGTATGGGACATCGTGCCGGACGGGACCTATGCGGACAAGGTGCAACTCGTCGCGCTCAAATCGAAAGACCCGTTTTATTTCGGGTTCGATTTCGACGAATTCATGAACCTGAAACCGAACGGCGTGGTCATGGCGTTTGCCGCGAACGGGGCCACGAACATCCCGCTGCCGTCGGAAAAATTCTTTATTTTCTCATTCCTCAAAAAATACGAGAATCTCTACGGTCAGAGCGATCTGCGCGCCGCGTATCGAGCGTATTGGATCAAAGACACGGCGTGGAAGCTCCGCGCGATCTACATGGAGCGCTTCAGCGGGAACACGCTGAAAGGAAAATATCCACGCAACAACAACCAGGCCCTGAACAAGCAGGCGCTGCTCGATATTTTCAAATCCTGGCAACTCGAGACCGGCGTGGCCATCCCCGACGACATGGAAATAGAAGTCATGCAGGTGGCCACGTCCTCGGATTCCGAATATGCCCGGGCCATGGCGGACTGCAACAAGGACATAGCCGTCGGGATTCTTGGAGAATCGCTCACACTCGATGAAGGCCGCAAGACCGGCGCCCGGAACATGGGCGAGATCCACAAACAGGTTGTGGAGCTCTTCATTCAATTCCTCGACATGGTCCTGACCGCGGACATCAACGAGCAAATTATCCGGGACATTGTTGACTATAATTTCCCCGGCGTGACGGACTATCCGGAATTTTATTGGTACTCGCGCGAGGATTACGATCCGCTCACGTTCGGCCAGGCAATTGCCTCCTGGCAGACCGCAGGGGTAGAGGTGTCAAAATCCTGGTTCTATGAAAAGACCCGGATGCGCCTGCCGAATGGGCCCGATGATATTTTGAAACCGATGGCCGCTTCAGCGCCATCACCAGGAGGAGCGTTCGGAGCTAAAAGTCCGGAGTTGGGAGCTAAACCAACAGCAACGGACGCATCATCTCAGGCACAGCAATCGACTAAACTCGCGGAACCGGCGCCGCAGGATTCAAAATTAAAAATTCAAGATTCAAAGGGCGGATATTTTCGTGATCTCTCGAAATGGGAAACATTCGCCGAGATCCCGAAGGTGGACAATCGCCTAAAGATGCTCGAGGACAAAGCCATTGCCTTGTCGCAGCCGGCGTACGACCAGATTTTTAAAAATATCCTGTCGCAGATAGAGAAAAAGGACGTCCTCGCATCCAAAGATTTTGCGGCGGCCGCGAAGATCGCCGTGAATCCGTCGTTGCTCAAGGGCGTTATTTTCCGCACTATCCTGACCGCGAATATGCTCGGTCGCGCTGACGGAGTGATCGCCGCACAGAACCAGGGGTTCAATTTCGGGAAGATACAGAAGTTCGCGGAGATAGGGTTCGACTGGTCGCTTATGGACGGACCATTCACTCCGGAAGACGCGGCGAAATTTTTCTCCGGCAAGGTGCCGATGACCAAGGATGAATACGACGCGCTGGTCCAGCAATTAATGGACCAGGCATTCTATGTCGCCGGCCTGGACAAGACATCCATTGAACGAGATGTGCAGACGTTACTGACCGACGCGCTGAACAACGGCATGTCGCTCGATACGTTCAAATTCAAGCTGAACGAGCTCCAGGTAAAATACGTAGAACCGGTTTATGAACGTGCGGGAGTAGGCCAGGCCTCGGCCGATGACACGGTGCTCGACTATCACGCCGAGACCGTGTTCCGCACGAACTTGATGAGCGCCTACAACGAGGGCCGCGCGGCTCTGTATGACGATCCTGATGTGAAAGAATTTTTCCCGGCATACGAGTATACGGCGATCCTGGACGGCAGGACCACGGAGATATGCTCCGAGCTCGACGGCATGGTCCGCCTGGCTGATGACCCGGCATGGGACAAGTTCTGGCCGCCGAACCATTTCAACTGCCGCAGCACGGTGATCCCGATCAATAAATATGATTTTACGCAGGACATGATCACCGACGTTCCAAACGTCGCACCCCAGGAAGGGTTTGGAGGATAACATGGCAATCATCGTCAACAAAAAAGGCAAGTCCCACGCTATGGCGCTGGTAAATTCCGGGAACGTCGACCGGGGAGATGCCTGGTCGTTTTCAGCAGAGGATGGCAATGCCTTGCTCGGTAAGAACGGCGACAACTGGGGTGAATACGCCAAATGGTTTTTGGCCGAGGACACGGGCGCCGCGGAACAGACCAAGGACCGGTATAAATATCCCTTCGGTAAAAGCGGGAAGGTTTATCGCAACGGCGTGATAGCGGCAAAACAACGCGCGGCGGCACAGGGAGAGACGGACATCGATGCCGCGGCAGATGCGGTTCTTCAGAAGATCGACAAAAAGAAGGAGGCAACCAAAATGTCAGAACTCAGTATGAACGATAAATGGGACCTGATAGAAGATGCGCTCTATCCGGACAACGGCAACGGGGCCATACCGACGGGATGGCTTCAGGACATGTATGACGACCGCGTGATTGTGAATGAAAGCGGCGATCTCTATGAAATCCCGTATACCATCGACGCAAACAATGTTGTGACGCTCGGCGATCGCAAGGCCGTGCGTGTCACCTATGAGGCTATGGCCGAACTCAAGGACATCGAGATATTCGAGGCCGGCACCTACCGAGGCAAGACCTACACGGAAGCGGACCTCGACACCATGGTCAAGAACTTCAACGAGTTCAAGGCAGAGATCAAGCCGGTGGCCGTGATAGGGCATGACGAGAACCAGGACCTGCTCAAACAATCTGGCCTCTTCTCCGCCGGCTGGATGGAAAGCCTGAAAAAAATCGGGTCTAAGCTCGTAGCCTCGTTCAAGGACGTGCCGAAAGTGCTGGCCGATTTGATCGGCAAGGGAGCGTTCAAGCGCATCAGCTCCGAGGTTTACAACGACTATAACGGCAAGGGCCTTGCCCTTCGTCGCGTAGCGATACTGGGGGGAGATATCCCCGAAGTCAAGACCTTGCAGGACATCGCGGCGCTCTACGCCGAAAAACCGAAAGGTGAAAGTACCTGGATCAATCTCTCTGAGAAAGATCAAAAATCAGCCGCACCCCCGGCGCCCGCGAAAGCGGCAGGGGACGGCATTAACGTCCCGCCGGACGGCGGAAAGGAGACAAACATGGACGTAACGGAATTATCAGAACAGGTCACAAAACTCACTGAGATGATGACCCAGATGCAGGAAGAAGCCAAGGCAAAGGACGCGAAGATCATCGAACTCCAAACCGCCAGCACCGCGGCAGTGACCCGACTTTCCGAAGTGGAGAAAAACAAGAAGCGGGACGACATCAAGCTCTACCTCAAGGACCGCGTGAAAGACGGCCAGATCTCGCCGGCGCTCGTGACCCTGGGTCTCGAGCGGTTCATGGAAGGACTCGACGACGCTTCGGTCATGAAGTTCAACGACAAGACCGGAGACCAGACTCCGCTCGCATTCATGAAAAAGTTTTTGAACGCGATCCCGAAGTGGAGTGTGGTCCGTTTCGGAGAAATAGGGAACCCGGACCAGACCAAAGGCAAGGAAGAGAAGATCGTGGACCGCACACAACTCGCTGAAATGACGCCGAAGGACCAGGCGGCATTCTTCAAGGCAGGCGGCAAGGTCATCGACTAAGCAAACACCCTGCACTCGCGCGACGCACTCGTAAACGCTGGGTGCAAGTCAATCCTCATAACTTCTCCTCTTGATGGGAGATGAACTTAAACAAGGAGACTTACTCTCATGGCAAACACTTTAACCAACCTGATACCCAGCATGTACGCGGCGCTGGATATCGTATCGCGCGAACTGATCGGGTTCATCCCGGCGGTCACGCGCAATTCCAGCGCGGAACAGGCCGCTAAAGGCCAGACCATCACCTATCCGGTGGCTCCTGCGGCGACCGCCGGCGATGTTACTCCCGGTTTGTATGCCGCAGATGAAGGCGACCAGACCATCGGCACCGGGACCATGACCATCAGCAAGAGCAGGAAAGTGCCTATCCGCTGGAACGGTGAAGAACAGCGGGGCGGCATCAATGCTGGATGGTACGACCAGCTCCTGCAGCAACAGTTCTCCCAGGCCTTCCGTACGCTGGCAAATGAAATGGAAGGCGACCTGGCAGGTCTCTACACCAAAGCATCCCGGGCACAGGGTTCGGCCGGCACGTCTCCTTTCAACACGGCGAACGATCTGAGTGACGTTGCCCAGGCAAAGAAAATCATGCAGGACAACGGCGCTCCCATGGGCCAGCTTCGTTGCGTCCTCGGCACCACGGCGGCCGCCACCATCGGCGGCAAGCAGGCTGTGCTCTTCAAGGTGAACGAATCCGGGACCACGGACCTCCTGCGCGACGGCATCATCGGCAGGTTGGAAGGATTCGGCTTCGGCGTTTCCGCCGCGGTCAAGAGCGTCGTGAAGGGCACGGGCACCTCATATGTGACCTCCGGATCAACCGCACCGGGCGTGACCGATATCGCGCTCGTGACCGGCAGCGGCACGGTCCTCGCCGGAGATGTGGTGACGTTCGCGGCCGATTCGAACAACAAGTACGTGATCGGAGTCGGCGTGGCCGCTCCCGGAACCATCTCCCTGGCCAAACCCGGCGCGCTCGTCACCATCGCAACGGCGAACGCCATGACCATCGGCAACAACTTTATCGCCAACATGTTTTTTGCCAAAGAGGCGATCCATCTCGTGACCCGGGCACCTGCAATGCCGATCGGTCCGGATGGCAGGCCTATGGACATGGCGGACGACGTCGTATATGTCACCGATCCGGTCAGCGGACTGGTCTTCCAGGTGTGCGCATACCGGCAGTACCGGCAACTCAAGTACGAGGTTGCCATTGCCTGGGGCGTTGCGGCGATCAAATCCGAACACATCGGCATCCTGCTCGGATAACTCTGAGCAATAAAATACACGGAGGGGACTCCGGTCCCCTCCGATTCTTGAGGAGAAATGAAATGGGAAAGAACAAATTATTTGGAAACGAAGAAGAAGAGATAACGCCCGATCCGCCGGAAGAAACGAAACCGGAAGCACCCGGCGCGAAGCTGGTGCGGATGAGCAAGGCCGGAGAGTTTTCGGACGTGCATCCCGACACCGTGAAGAGCCATGAACAGGCAGGATGGAAAGTCGAGAAGTAAATGCCCTACTGCGTTAAACAAAATATCCTCGACCTCGAGATGACCGAAGCGGAGATGCTCACGCTGACGGATGACAAGAAGGTCGGGGCGATTAGCGACAACCAGGTAGTTGCGGCCATTACCAGGGGAGATGCGGAGATCGATGCCTGCTGCCAGGGCATGTACACGGTGCCGTTCGGCCCGAATTCAGAAGTCATCGGTTCCGATGCAAAAAATTATACCTGCATCATGCCTCACGTTGCCGCGGCAATCAATCAACCGATCACCGGCGCGAACTGGGCGACCTACTGGGTGCAGAAAGGATCCGCTGGGGCGGCCTGGGTCCTCGGCACTACCTACACGGCCATCCCGAATATCGTCATGGGCTGGTCCGCGACCCTTGCGGCATTCAACCTTTATCGCAACCGTCCGAAGCCGGCAACGCTGATAGACCGGTATAACAAGGTCATGGCGTGGCTGAAATCCGTGGAGAACGGTGAACGGGCCATCACCGGGACCATGGGAGATTTTTACAGCTATCCGGCCAGCACCACTGACGGCACGGTGCAGGAATTCCGCAGGACCATGCGGGACATCGACGGCAACGTGGTCGGGGACATCGGCAGCGTCGGAGAGATCGGCGCTCCCGGAGATTTCGGAAGAGGGAGGTCCTGGTAATGCCGCCAAGCATAGTTGAACACAGCGATCTGATGTGGTACATCATCATCCTGCTCGGGATGGGAATCGTCAGCCTGTTGGTTTATGGCGCGAAACGGGAGCTCCGGAACGTCAGTGCCAATCAGGGCAGTACAACGGAAACATTGGTCCGGATAGCCGATAAACTCGATACTGCAATCCAAGACGTGCATAAACGGATCGACCAGGTAAAAGAGGACGTTGATGTATTAAAGGGAGAACACCGGGCCCTCCATAAATATTTACCTTCTTCACGGGTGAAAACAGAATAATGCAGATGATCGTTTCAATAAAAGGCATCGAAGAGATTCAGGCGGCAATAAACGGTTTTGCTGATCGGATGTCGAACCCGTCCCAACTCTTGCGCGCCGGCGGCGTGTTAATGCTCGAATCCGTGCAGCGGAACTTCATCGAAGGCGGCAGGCCTGACCGTTGGGTGCCTCTTTCGCAGGTGACCTATCTGCTCCGGTACCGGGACAAGGCGCGCTTTCGCACCTATTCAAAAGGAGAGAGCAAAGGACGGCTTACCAAGGCCTCGGCTGATAATTTTGTTTCCGGCGGCGCTGAACCATTGCGGGACAAAGGATTGCTCATGGCATCGATCGCTCCGGCCGAGATGACGGACAAGAGCATCAGCATCGGCACGAACGCTCCCCAGGCGCAACTATTGAACGACGGCGGACAGGCCAGGGGATTCATCAAAGGATCGCCGATGATTCCAGCCCGGCCGTTTATGATGCTCCAGGACGCGGACCGGGAGACGCTCACGAAGATGGCGGGAGATTTTATCATGCGAGGGAAGGAATAAAAGTAAGAAGGAAGAATTAAGAAGGAAGAAAATAAGGTTAAGGAATGAAAAATTTATTGTCCAACATACAAGCCCGTTTGAGCGACCAGATCTCTTATCTGCCAATGAGAGACCAAACCCTTCACGCGATATTCATCGTGCCGGATGAAAACGATCTGCCTCCGGAAGCGGATTTCCCGTGTTTTGGCCTGAAGGATGGACCGATCTCATACGATATTAAACCCGGGTCCCGTGGAGAAACGCTTGTAGTCACGATCATCGGTTACGTCATGCTTCCGGAAAAAGAGGCATCCATCATGGGCAAGGACGAAATTCCGGGCGCGCTGGACCTGATGAACGATGCGAAGAACGCCCTGGACAATTGGCTGCCGGATGGGTTCAGCTCTGCATATATCGTTGCCGAAACCGCGAGCGTGCGGCTGATCAAAATGGACCCGACGGTTGCGCAGGACCAGTGGCCGTTCTTGCAGAAAAAAACCGCGACATTCAAATACTGGCGGGAAGTCATTTTATAGCGGAGGTGCATATGGCACGAATAAAATATACAGGCCCGGTTGACCCGATGCGGATACCGGGAATAGGACCCGTGGGAAAGGATTGGATACCATGCCCTGATAATATCGCGTGGGAGTTTATAAATACAACAGGTTTTGTCGTTGAACTTGATCAAAAGATTGGATCGCCTGTTGTATCTGATTCTGTAAAAAAGATCAAGGGAGGTGACGACAAATGAGCACCGCAACCACAATCGCATTCGGCAGGAACACCAAGGTATTCGCCAAGAAAGAGACCACGCCGGGAACCTTAGTCATTCCCGCGACGGGAGACATGATCGTCGTCAACTCCGGCGAGATACAGGTCCCGAACCCGACGTTCGTGGACGATAAGGGCGTGCGCGGATCGCGTTCCGATTTCAACCGGTACACGGCTAACATCCCGGGCGCGCCGTTCAAGCTTCAACGGTATGTCCGGCCATCCGGGGCCACAGGCACAGCGCCGGAAGCGGATTGCGTGTATGAATCCGCACACGGGTTAAAGACCGTGGTTGGGGGCACCAGCGTGACCTACAGCCCTTTGGACACGCAGCCGAGTTTTTCACTCTACATAAAAAAAGACCACACGGTCTACGTGGCGGCCGGATGCGTGATCGATAAATATGTCCTGAAAAAAGACAACAAGGACCTGCTCGAGGTGAGCGACGACGGCAAGGGATTCAATGTGCTCTGGACCGGCACCGGCAGCTTCGGCATCGCGATCGGCACCACGCCGGCGCCGGGCACCCAGGAAGAATGGCTGGTGGACGATACGAAAAAGTGGTGCGTAGGCTCGCACATCATCTGCGATACCGAACAGATGCAGGTCGTGGGCACGGACTGGCAGAGCTCCGCAACGGCCACCAAGATCAAGGTCGCCCGCGGATACAACGGCAGCACTGTGGCCACGCATTTGATCAACGCCGTGATCTTGCCGTATCTGCCGACCGGGACCGAAACCGGCGCGCCCCTGGCCGCGCGCGTGGGCACGATGACGATCGCCGCCTCTTCCATCCCGTTCCTGGACATAGACTTCAACTATGCGAACGCCATTTCCCAGAACGAAGAGGAAGTGACCGGGACCATCACGCCCACGGATTACTTCGAAGGCGACCGCACGGTCACGGGCACGATGTCGATCTATTTCCGGAAGACGGACCTGAAATGGTTCGCGGATGCGATCCTGCAGACCCGGAAAGCCGTGGTCCTGAATTTCGGATCCATCGCCGGCAAGATGGTGCAGATCACCCTGGCGTCCTGCGAATTCGACATGCCGACATATGCCGGAGACAAGGACGTGATGAAGCTCTCGGTGAAGTACAAGGCCTTTGCCGTTTCCGGGAATGATGAAGCGACGGTGAAGTTTTTGTAAGCGGAAGGGCTTTCCAGCTTGCAAGCTCTCGCACCCAGCGCCACGAGTGCTTAGCGCGAGTGCAGGGTGTGCAGGCTTGACAGCTTGCCAGATTATCAGCCAAGACAAGAAGGAGGACTATGGATCTAACAACACTCAAGAAAAAAACACCGACCACGGCCTGGTTCGATTTTACGGACAATGTCCGGGTGCAGCTCCAGTATGTGGACCCCGCCGAGATCCGCAGGATGGTGCAGGTCTGCACGAAGACCGTGAACGGCCGGGAAGAATTCGACCAGGAAAAGGCGCTGGTCGAGATGGCCAAGCGGATCCTGGCCTGGGAAGGATTGACCGTCAAGATCGCTTCCGGGCTCATGTCGCTCGATATTCCCGAGGGGCAGGAAGAATCGATCGTGCCCTGCACCGAGGTGAACAAACTCGCGCTCCTGAAGGAGAGCTGGGACTTCAAGCCGTTCGTTGAGAACCGAACAACGCGGCTGGCGGAATTCCGGGCCGTTCAGCAGGAGTCGGAAAGAAAAAACTCGCAGAGTTCGCCGACTGGACCTTCTTCGGCGGACTCAGTTGCGACGACTGCAAAGCAGTAGAACAGGATGCGGGGGTCCTGCCGCCCTGCAAGACCGAAGAAAGTTGCAACAAGCCGGGCCTGCATCCAACGAATATCGAAGTATGGGAGATCTATTGCAGGATCAGCGACCAGATCGAGATGTACCAGGTCAACCAGACCAAGACCCATATCCTGCTCCGGGCGGAGGCGATCAAGGCGGTGATCGATATCGTCGGTCCCGAGGATCCGCTCGAGACGTTCGACCGGGTGATGCTGGTGCATAAGATCAGGTATCCGGAATGAAGCATGATATCCGAAGACGACATCTGGTGTGAACTTGGATGCCCGCCGCAGAGGAGGAAAAGGACGATGATCGATACGAGCACACGACGACCGAATCTTGATGAGAAGCAGAAACGGGTCATCGAAAATATTGAGCCGTATACCCTGGGCATGGACCTGATCTGCACCCGGGGACACAGCACTCCCGGGGAACAACTCGACACGATAGAAAAGTTGGCAGCCAACAACAAGGTTCATTTTCCCGAGTTTCAATCCGGGAACCTCGAGGAAATAATCGATATCCCGGACGTCGGGAAGGGCTATCGTTGGCAACGGACCCACAGCCATTTATTGAATATCGGAGTAATCGTTAATCCACCCCTTGAATGCACGATCCTCGAGGATTACATCCGGCCGAACGGAGAAAACATGAAGGGCGAGACCATGCAGCCCTCGCCGCACATTACGAGCGATCCGATAGATTTTTCAAGCCGCGTCAACGGCGTGCCGCATCTCGATCTGGTGGTCAGCATCATGACCCGCGCCAAGGCCGCCGGCGCCGGCATACGATATATCAAACCGGAACCGAAGAACGGTTGTGTGCATGTGGATATAGCTTGACAGCTTGCAGGCTTGACAGCTTGCCAGCGTGAAAACGAAAAATGGATACATTAGTCAACATAGCGACGTTCCTGGCCAAGGGGAAATTCATCATGTGGATCTATACGATCAACATGGTGACTTTGTCCTGGTATGCGACAGTAAAGGAAATAACAATCGATGGCAGTATTGCCGTGATGTACAGTGCGGCCTTGTCAACATATGTACTATCCAAGGGGCATGAGCTTTACGAGAAGCGACAGTCTCTTAATAAATCACCCGGAGAATCGCAATGAAAAAATCCATCATAATTTTTATTATCTTTTTATTCTTCGCCTGCGCGCCGAAGTTCATCACGCACCCGATCGAGACGAAAACCAAGACCGGCGATGCCGTGACCGTGATAACGCCGAAACAGATAGGAAGCAGGCAGGATGTGCCGGTAGGTTGGAAGCCCGCGGACACGATCATCATCAAGCAGCAGGGAAAGGCCGAGACCTATGTGAATAAAAAAACCGGAGAGGTCGCGCAGAACGCTCCGGCTCAGGCGATCACGCAATCGATCGAAACTCCGAAGAAGTCCTGGGCCTGGGCCTGGTGGACCGGCGGGATCCTCGGCGTATTGGTTTTGATCAATTATCTTCTTAATTCCTTTTTCGGAGTGAACCCGTTCGGATGGATCGGTAAAAAAATATTCAAAGGAGGATAACGATGCTGACTATCACTTTAATTGGCGCGGCCTTTGTGGCCGGCGTGCTTCTGAGCGACAAGATCAAGAACGCCCTGGTCGCTGCGTATAAAAAGATATTCACGTAATAATTTTATTTGGAGGTAAAAAGCAATGGAAAGAATCAGCTATTCTCCACGGCTGGGAAAACATCCAAAGAAGTTCGATCATCGTACGCTGCAGTTCGCGCGTTACATGCCCAAACTGCCGACGCCGCCGACGGCAACCGACCACGCTTCGAAACTGCCGGCAAATATCGGCATGATGGGGAACGACACTTATGGCGATTGCACGGTCGCGGCCGCGGGGCATATGGTCCAGAGTTGGACTGCGTATGCCGAGCGAGGCATCGAGACCTTATCCGATGCGGATATTCTTGCTGCATATGATGTCATATCTCCGAACGACCAGGGCGCGTATATGCTCGATGTGCTGAACTACTGGCACAAGACCGGCATCGGCCCGGACAAGATCGAGGCATTCGTTGAAATCGGCATCGCGGACCTGATCCAGGCGAAGTTGGCCATCGAATACTTCGGCTCGTGTTATATCGGCATGTCGCTGCCCGACGTCAACACGTTCGGCCCCTGGACTACGCCTACCGGCCCACCTGATCCGTACAATGGGCATGCGGTATGCCTCATTGCGTATGATGATGCAAAGAAGATGTTCAAGGTCTGCACCTGGGGCGAGATCTGGGACATGAGCTATGCGTGGTTCCAAAAATACATGGACGAAGGATACGCCGTGCTGAATGATATCGAGATCATCACGGCAACCGGTAAGAGTCCGGAAGGATTCGACTTCGCCACGTTGCAGGCGGACCTGTCGCATATCGGCGATCCGGTCACGCCGCCCACGCCCGTCCCGCCGACGCCGCCCCCGGTACCGCCGGCTCCGACTCCGGTGTTGGCATTCACTGCCGTGGTCAGCCCGCATTATATTTTGACACTGGGAGGGGTCATCCAGAAGACGACCTACGCATCATCGATGGAAGCCGCCGAGCATGCCGCCAATTTCAAATTGGCAAACAAGACCAAAGACGTTTATTTCGACGTTGTCGGTCGATGGAAGGTGACGGCCAAATGAACCCGCCGAATATCAGCTTTCCCTATTGGTATTACGCCGGCTGCTTCAATGTGGTGGACGGCGATACCTATGATCTGCAGTTCGATTTCGGCATGATGCTCTGGCAGAAAGACCGGTTCCGCGCCTACGGCATCAACGCCCCGGAGCTGACCAGCAAAGACCCGGTCGTGCGCGCGCAGGCGCAATTGGCAAGGCAGTTCTGTATCGACCGGATACTCGGCCGGACCATCGAGAGCAAATCGCTCATCATCAACACGCACCTCGACAAGCGGGAGAAATACGGCAGGATCCTCGCCGATGTCTACTATTGCGATGCCTCTGGTGTGTGGTCATGGTTGAACGACGAGCTTATCCAGGCCGGGCTGGCCGTGGTATATCTGCCGTAAACGGAATCGCTTTCAAGCTGGCAAGCGTGCAAGCTATCAAGCCTGCAAGCTTTCAAGCAGAAAGGAAGTTAAAATGGACTATCTAATCGGAATCATCACAAGCATTCTCATCCACTGGCGGGACAATCCTTTTGACATGGTTGTTGAGATATTCATGTCTGGAGTATGGACGCTCGTGGTCACCTGGCTATTCTGGGGCCTGTACGTGATGGGTATGGGGCTGCAGCGCGAGATGGATACGCTCAAGGCGCAGGGCAAGGACTTCACGTTCACGCAGAAGACGCTCGCCGGGCCCTGGGTGAGCCTGCTGGTGATCGTGGATGTTGTGTTTCGGTTTACCTACGGCATTTTGATCTTTTTCCCGGACCTACCGAGGGAACTGACATTTTCGCAGCAGCTTGAGCGGCTCCTGAGCTACGGCAAAGGGTCCTGGCGATATAAGTTGGCGTTCTGGCTCGCATCGGAGCTGATCAATCCGTTTTCGGCGGGCGCGCCGCATATTCGGACGCCGCTGGAATAAAAAATAAAAGATTGCAACTAAGGAGGATTTATGATTCAGCTTACCATCACGCTAAATGACAACAAGACGATATCGGTTACCGGACCGATCGATGATAAATTCATTTGCTATGCCTTATTGGAATCGGCAAGGGATGTGATCAAGGATTATAAGCCATCCGCCATTGTGGCGCCGGACCAAAATCTCACATTTCGTAACTAAATAGGAGGTACTATTCATGGGTAGACAACTATTTCAGGATGGGCCATATGTTGATCCTCCTGTATCGTCTCCGACTGCTCTTACGTCAACGTCTGCGGAGGCTCTTTGGATAGGCGCAACGTTCACACCGATCTTTGCGAATGATCCAAAGGCAGGAAAGATTTACTGCGTTCGCGCAGGTGGCATCATGTCAACCGGCGCATCGGGGACGCTGATCTTGATCCCTCAGTATGGTGCGCTTGGAGGCACGACACTCGGCTCATCACAGACCGTTACCATGCCTATCAACATGACAAACGTGGCGTGGTATCTGCAATTCGACCTGGTGTTCCGTATCATAGCGGCTGGTTCTAACTCAACCTGCATAGGATCAGGGATGTTCGTGACGGCTCCGTATGCGTCTGCTCCCGCTGCTGGACTTTCGTGTGTCATTCCGTTTGGTGGAACGTCGGCAACTGTGGACGCAACTGCAAACTCAGGCATCACGATCTCAAAGACGTTGAGCGTTGCAGGTTCGATGACCATGAACTATGCGTATATATTCTCAAGGAATTAAACATGCAAGCAATCAATGTTGTGCCAGGAGTTCCGAACACACCGGTTCATGCATTTGATTGTTTCATGGAAGTGTCTGCAAACTTCTATGAGAGAAATTATACAATCAACGGCGTGACAAAAGACGCAGGAGGCACAGCTCTTGGTCTGTGTACCGTTTATCTGTTTTGCATGAGTTCGGGCGTGCCTGTGCTTACCCTAACCACCATATCCGACGTGAACGGAAACTATTCATTCGTTGTCGATAAAACGCTGGTATGGTGGGTCGTGTCTTATCTTATAGGAACGCCTGATGTGGTGGGGGCAACCGTAAATAATCTGGTCGGGGTATAAGTAGAAAGGGGAAATCATGGCAAAGCAAATAATCGTGCTTGGAGTGACTTCAAATATCGGCGGCGAGTATTCCGTGAATGTCGCTTTCTGGTATCCGGTCGCCTCTGGTGAGGAGTTTCCGCTTCCCGGCAGATCGTCGGAATATAAAGGCGCAACATTGGACGAACTGACAGCGCTCCGGGTCGGATCGGTAATCGAAGAAGTACGGGGATATATTGTCCCGTCGAGTTATACCGTCGCGCAGGTGCAAGCATTTTTGCTTACCATCTATCAAGCAAAAGTAGCATACATAAACACAAAGCCCGCCGTGGGGAATTTCTATGGATATAATTTCGACGGTTCTGCGTGGAATAATATTCACGGATAAGTAAATGGCTATAGTTCCTAGAGCAGCGTATTCAGCGGAATCGAACGCAGTCGCCAGCGTAGTCGTGCAGGCCGATGATTTAATTGTCGTCATATATAGTTTTGGTGTTAATGCAACGCCGACATGCTCGGACAATGCAAATGGTGGAACGAATACTTATACGCAGGCGGGCATTTCTCAGGGAACTGCGGATGGAACTGCTTGCACCGTCATAAGTTTTTGGGCAAAAGCAAAAGCGAGTGAGACGCTTACTATAACATGCACATCCGAAACTGCCCCTGTTATCGCGGTGCATGTTTACTCGGGCGCAAATATAACTGCTCCGGTTGATGGATTTACAGCCAAGACCGATTCATCCGACACCACGTCTCACACATCAGGCACGGACAATACGGGCAACGCAAACGATGTGCTTGTTTGCGGATGGTATCAGATCAACACCGCAGAAACCCCGACAACGAGCGGCGGATGGACGCGGAGAACGCTTCAAAACTCAGGATATGGGGAAACGGCATGCAGTTGTGATTATATCGTATCTTCCACCGGGGCCTATAGCTGCCCCTTGAACGGAACGTACAGCGTTGAATATGTCAGTTTGATTGTAGGGTTCAAAGCGTTGGACGGCGGCGGGCGGTATACGGTTCCCGGGCTTAATGTCCCGGTTTTTAACAAGCAAGGTGAAACATAATGTCGGTAATGAATATAAAACTTGTTGATCCAACAACAGCGCCGGGCGGCGGAGCTGCTGCCCTTGCGGCTTCTGTTTCCTGCGTTGTCACGGTCAGCGCAGCACTCACAACCTCGATCCCCCTGGCCTCCTCGGTATCCTGCGTTGCAACGATCAGCGCCCAACTCACCACCTCTATCAACCTGGCGTCTTCGGTGGCCTGTGCAGTCACGATCAGCGCCCAACTCACTACCTCCATCAACCTGGCGTCTTCGGTGGCCTGTGCAGTTACGATCAGCGCCCAACTGACGACGTCGATCACCCTGGCATCCTCGGTGGCCTGCGCGGCAACGATCAGCGCCCAGCTCACGACGTCGATCACCCTGGCATCCTCAGTGACCTGCGTTGTCACGATCAGTGCAGCACTTACCACAGCGATCACTCTCTCGTCGTTCGTATCCTGTGTATGTACAATCAATGCGACGCTCACGTCGGGGGCCGATACTGCTTTGACCGCATCTGTGTCCTGTGTTGTCACGGTCAGCGCAGCACTCACAACGTCGATTCGACTGGCTTCCGCAGTCAGTTGTCTTGCGACGACGAGTGCGGCGCTTACGACGTCGATCGCCCTGGCTTCCTCGGTGGCCTGCGCAATAACCACGAGTGCGGCGCTTACAACGTCGATTACCCTGGCATCCTCGGTGGCCTGCATTGTTTCGATCAATACCCAGCTGACGACGTTCATTCGTTTGGCAGCCCAGGCAACCGTCGCCTGTCTCACAACTGCCGATCTGACCACCGCGATTCCTTTTGTTCTGCCGGCGCACAGGAATGTCTTCATACTGGACGATGCCTATCGGGCATTCTCGCTCGATAAAAAGTCGCGGCAGTTCCCGATCGATACGAAACAACGCTCATTCATAAACGACAAAACGCGAAGGAAATTCACACTCGATACCAAGCGGAGGGTGATCAATGCCTGAGCCTCTCTACCTGAAGAAAAACGATCTGCAACCCTATTATAACACCATCAATGCTCGTTATCGCAGTCCGCAGCTAGGCAATCAACTGGACGTTACTGCCTTTACTGAACAGGTTTACAGTTATTGGTTAAACAATCATGGCTATGGCATACAGCAGATTACTGTAAGTGATA